GCTTTAACACCTTTCTCTGTCATTCCCGCCCCTTTTTTAGTGGGGCGGAAATTTCCTGATTTTACTGAAGTTTTAATTTTCACTACGCACCTGTGTAGAAAACGTTTACTGTTGTATTAACAGTAGTGACGTTAAGGTTACTTTTAAAAACCACTCCATTCTCAGGGATATTCATTGATACGTCAGAAGTGCCACCAATGACAGCTACATTGAAGACAGCGGAAGCGCCGTCGTTAAAAGTAACTGTTCCATTACCTGCACCTACACCAATAACAAAGCCTTTGAGCCTAGCTCTAGAACCATTGATTGTAGTAGTGGTATTGGCTGCTGCACCTTTGACACTAATATCACTATCGAAGGCCATTGTTTACCTCCTTACGCTACTGCTGCGCCAGTAGTTACGTCCACAAAGTTTGTACCGTTACCGAAACAAAGAGAACCTGTTAAAGAAGCTCCTGTTGCATCAGAAACATAGATTAATAAACCTGCTGTTGCTGTCGGTAGTGTAGCTAATGTGAATGTTGGAACAACAAAACCATTATCAGATGATACTGGTCCTGAAAAAGTAGTACTTGCCATATTAAACCTCCTTGGTTGTATAGACCTCGTCACACAATCTCTATACCGTCTGCTAGCTCAGTTTGTGTAACTCGTTATGCTAGACCTTTAATATGCCATAAAAAAAGGGCGGAGTCAAAGACAACCCGCCCTTTAAAAGTTAATTATTATTTAATGCTTATGCAGCACCTGGTGAACCAAATACACATCTTGGATCTGAGAATCCAAATGAGTATCTCTCACGAGCTTTAAATCTCATGTTACCTGTATCAAAATCGCCTTCCATAGCAGTTCTGATTGGTGTTCTCTCGAAATATTTAAAGCCGTTTGGAACGTCTGTTTTAATGAAGAACGCATCTGTGTCTGTTAAGAAGTGGTTAATTACATAACCTTCTGGAACCATGCCCATGCTTCTTACAGCGTTGATGTCATTGTCAGCTGTTCCTGTTCTTAGCTCAGACTTCATAAGTCTCTCAGCAGTAAACTGTAATTCTTTTGGAATGATTAGTTTTCTACCTTGAGCAGCGATCTTTAAACCTCTCTCGTCTACGAATGCAGCGATATCGATTAAAGATTGCTCTAGTGAAGTTTCATTGAGGTCAGCAGCTGTTGCTAATTCATTGCTGAATGTACCACCAGTTGCTAATGGGTGTAATGTAGAACATAATTCTACACCGTCACCACCTGAGAATGAGCTGTTAAACGCATTGTTTAATACAGCAGCAGCTTTCACTTGTTTTGTTTGTGACATGGAACGAGCTAATGCTTTTGTGTATCTACCTGCTAGTCTATCGTAGAGGTTATCTTCGATAGCTTCTTCAGTGATAGCGAAAGCAAGAGCAATTGTTTCGTGTGTGTATCTTGAAGTGAAAGTTTCGTTAGCTGAGTCGTACTCAATCGCACCACCTTCTGATTTGACTTTAGCGTTGCCAAATCCAGTTAACATTACCTCTTCTTCAAACGCACGATCAGATGATTCTGTTTCAAAAATCTCTGCATGCTCGTTGTCATATCGATCATACTCCATACCAAACAGAGCATTTAGACCGGGTTCTAACTCTTTAACGAGTTGACTTCTAGATATAGCCATAGTTTAACCTCCTATATGCCTGTTGTATCTGTTAGAGAGTGTTTGTTGATCTTAACAATAATTGCTGCATTTGCTGCAGTGTAGTCATTGTTTTGATCATCTTTTGAAAGACCTACAACTCTAAAGTTTGCACCTGCATCAACTGCGAAACTATCGCCGTCAATAGCAACGTTAGAAATACCATTGATAGTAGATCCAGCGCTGTATGTTGCGATGTTACAGTTGACACCAACTTGTGCCTGTCCTGCATTTGCATCGTCAACCTTCACTTCGAATAAAGCGTTTGGGTCGTCGATTACATATGCCTTAATGTCGTCAGCTGCAATGCTGCCAGGGTAATAATTGCTCCAAGTAGGTTTCTGTGTAGTAGGATCCGTATACTCGCAGCCATTAAAAACACCTATAAGCTCAGCACCAGCAGTTGAACCAACGTCGATTGATCCGTTAGCCACGAGGACTACAGGATCGCCTTGATAAATTGCGGAAGTTTCACCGTTTGCAATTTTGTACTCAGTCATACCACCGGAGTTGTATCCTGAACCAACTTTTGCAACTGGGCGAAATCCGTAATTACCGTTTTGGTTTGCCATTTATTTGCTCCTTATTAGTTTTATTAGTATTAATAACCACTTTTGATTCTAAGATTTTTTTGACTTAGCTCCAAAAGTTACTCGACTTTGCCTATCGGGTTTGCTGATGGGCATGCTTGGATGTTCCTCTTTAAAGAAATCATTGTCGACAGCTTCTTGCTGTCCTTCGGTCATCTCACGGAAGTATTCACTTCTCTCCGCAACAATTTCTTCAGGAATCCTTGCTAATGCGAGTCCGCCTACGCCGATTACTCCAGAATATCTACCATCATCAATTGTAGGTAGTTCCCAATCAGGATATTCATCAGCTCTCACTAATTCAAATCCTTCTCTTAATCTTCCGATCATATTTTTCCTATCATCGAAACCTTGAACTTCCATACGAATCCAACGATGTTTAAATCCGGGAGGTGCTGGTGGTGCATCTAAAGACGAAGGTCTCCTCCATCCAGTTTTTCTGGCTGTTTTTGATCTCATCTCCGATGATCTGTTTGTTTTATCTACCATGTTTTTACTCCTTAACGTATTTAGCGTACTCACTGAGTGGCACCTTGAGTTTTTTAGCAATCGCTACTTGGCTTGGTGAAAGCCTTACTTTTTTGCGTCCGTTATTACTTGCAGTTCGATTCGCAGAAGCGACAGTCTGGACGGGTTTCTGTGCTATCTGTTTGGCATCCTCAAATTTGTGAGGAAACTCTTCTCTGATCCGTTTATCTATTTCACTATAGTACTCATCTGAGCTTACGTCAAATCCTTCTTGCAATAAATCTCGATGAATATCTAAAGCGGTTTCTCTCATGGCGGTGCTTTCCGCAAACCATGTGTTCTTCGCTAGCCACTTTTGCGCTTTTAGATCAGGGGTAATATCTTCTTGTTGTTGAACAGGCCGAGGAGACTGAGCTACTGTCTGTTCTTCATCTTCAAATTCCTTTTGACGAAGCTTATATCGCTCATTCTCTGCTGCTAATCTTGCCAACAATTCATTCGCTTGAATCTGAGAATCTACATCACCAGCAGAAATTGCTGCCTTTAGCTTCTCTTTAACAGCTTCCATTTGAGATTCAATTCGATTATTAGATTCATCAACGTAACCTTTATCTAGCTTACGAGACTCTTGTTTAATCTTTTGATTCTCTTCTTGAACATGCTGTGCAAAACGAATCGCTTCTTCGCGTTGACGTTCTGCTTCACGCATTTTTCTTGTTAGCTTATCAATCCTCTTTTGAACTGAGGTTGCTTGATCTTCAACTTCTTTATCTGTTGTTGTTTCTTCGACTTGTTCCTGAAGTTCTTCTTGCTTATTCTCTTCAGGAGCCGAGGTCTTTTGTTCTTCTAACTCTATTTCAACCTCATCACCTTCTGTTGGTAAATCAATTGTTAATTGTTCTTCTTTTACTTCAGCCATTATTTACTCCTTAATAAACCTGTAAGATGTCTTTTGGATCATCTACCTTTGCTAAAATTTCATCGTCATTTAAAATTCTAATCTCGCCACCTTCAATAGGAACACGAGATCCTGCGTAACGAGCAAAGACTACCCAATCACCTTTCTTGCACCATGGCCCGTGAGGAAACTTTTCCTTATCTGCATAAGCATCAGGTCCGGTTTCTAAAACCAAAGCAACAACGCTAGTGAGTTGTGTACTGTCTACAGTTCTATCAGTGAGGTGAACTCCACCTTTTGTAGTGGAAGCTCCTTTGTGAGGTAATACAACTATTCTCCAACCGGTTGGTTGAGGAACTTTTGCACTCTCTGGTCTTGTGTCGTTCTCTTTATTCTGCGTCGTCTGTTTTTTCGCCAGACGCTCGGGTAGTATCAAAGTCATCTTCTTCTCCTTTTAGCAGGTCTTTAACATCCTGATTAAGCAAATCTATTGATTTGAGTTGACCGACTAAGTTTTGATATTTTTCCCAAGAGTCCGTGCTGTATAGAATAGATTCGGAAATCTGTTCACGACGTTCTCTAATTAATTTGTACAGTTTTGTGACAAAAGTTTCAAGTCTCATTTTGTAATTTTCTTATGCTTCTCAAAAGTTCTTAAGCCTGCCATTCCAAGCAAAGCCATGACTAAAGGCATTAATTGTTCCATGTTCATTTGGGGTAGTGGACCCACTTCAATTTGGAATACTCCTAAAAAGAACACGATAAAAGGTTTAAGGACAAATTCGAAAAATATGGCCA